ACTTGTATGATTTCTTTTTTGCCATATTTTTGAGGGATCTTGCTGCTATTTCTGGGTCGAACATTACATTTTCCACACCGTATCTTTCCATGCATGTGTTTTTGATTTTATCTTTATGGGGTTCTGATTGGAACACATTTACCACGCCGTATCTTTCCATATTGGTGTCTTTGATTTTTTGTCTTACAGATTCACACTGCATAGGATTTTCCGTGCCATATTTTATTAGATTTGTTGCTTTTGATTTTTCTCTTACTTCTGCTGATTGCATTGAATATTCTACGCCGAAATTTTTGAGGGTTGTAGCCATTATCTTTTCTTTTATTTCTGGTAATTTAGATGTAAATTCTACACCAAACCGTTCGAAAGTAGTTTTTTTTATTTTATCATGTATTTCTTTATTTTATGCTGGATGTTCTACTCCATATTTTTCCAAACACGTTTCTCTTGATTTTTGTTTGAATTCTTCATTTTGAAATGTGTTTTTCACTCCATACTTTTCGATACATGTTGCCTGAACTTTTTCGATTACATCTTTATTTTGTAATGGATGTTCTACGCCATACCTCTCAACATTTGTTTTTCGTGTCTTTTCAATTACATCTGAATTTTTCGATGGATTTTCGAATCCATATTTTTCTATATTCGTTTTTTTCCTTTTTTCTTGTACGTCTTTACTTGAAAGTGCATATTCTGTTCCATATCTTGCCAGACATGTTTTCTTTATTTTATCCTTTACATCTGAATTACACATCGCTGTTTCTACACCATATCTTTCAATACATGTTTTCTTTATTTTGTCTTGAACTTTTACATTTTTCATTGCATTTTCAAAACCATATTTTTTTATACATGTTTTCTTTATTTTTTCCTTATGTGTTTCTGATTGAAAAACATTTTCAACTCCATATTTATCCATGCACGTTTTTTTGTATTTTTCGTTTCTAATATTGATTACACATTGCTTACAATAATATGATTCATACATTATTAGAGTTCCAAATAGTTTACTAAATGTATTACTGCATTCTACATTGACACATTCTCCTTCAATTTTTGTTTTTCTTGTCATTTTTTCTTCCGAATAATCTTTCGTAAGCCTAATGTTTTTATCCAGGCAGAACTTATTCAATAATTCATGTGTATGTTTTATCATATATACTACTTTGAGATTTTATTTTTATATACTTTTTACGGTAAAATATGAATTATATATTTGTTTCTAATTCTTTCATTTTCTTTATTTTTTCTTTTCTATTCAAATATGCTGTTCTTGCATACTGCTTTTTCTTTTCTTCTGAAACATTGTTATGATATCCAGTTTTTTCCTGATATTCTTTTACTTTTTGTTTTATTTTTTCCTTATTGGTTTCATAATAAACTTTATGACGTTCCGGTGCTAAATAACGATGTAATTGTTCTTTCGTTTTCTCTAAATCTTCTTTCGTTTTCTCTAAATCTTCTTTCGTTTTCTCTAAATCTTCTCTCAGTGATTTATTCTCATGCTTCAACTGTTCGATTTCTTGAAGATACGACTCCATTTATTATATATATAGTTTTTTCTTTTTATATAATTTATTTGATAAATTATATAATTATATATTTTTTGAGAATGAAATTTTGCCGCTGCATTTATGGTGCCAATAATTTAATTCCGCCTATCAAATTAATTCCCAAACCGGTTGAAGCTCCGTTTCTTACGCCCGCACCCATAGATGGTATGAAAACATCCAACACGCTGAAGGTTGCGGCAGCGGTCAAAGCAATAATAATGACTTCCTCAACATTCAAAGACTTTTTAGGAATAGCATAAGCAGCTAAAGCGACGATGATACCTTCAACAATGTATTTAATAGCTCTTTTAATAAGCTCTGAAAAATCAAATGTGCTCATGATTATAATATATTATATGAAAATAAAAAATATTAATGAGTTTAAAATACTTAAATAACATCTTCCTAAATGTATATATAATGTCTGGATTCGAGAGAAAAATATTAGAGAACGGTCAGATAAACCCTAAATACATCGACTTGTGTGATGAGGACCAGCCAATTGCAGGCCAAAAGTTCGCATGTTTGTCATTCATTTCACCAGAGAAAATCTTGAAGAAACGCGAGACATTCATGTTTGACGAATTCCTAAAACAATGGGATTTCAAGAAATCGATGGATAAGTTTTTCGATTTCATCCATTTCATCTCATACAAACACGGTTTAGATGTGGAGACAATTATGGCTGATTACACAGAATTTATTACAGAGGAAGGTGCTAAATTGAAAGAACAAGGTGTGGAAGATGACTACAAGAATTTCTTAGATAAGAACGAAGAGGGTCTTACACAAAAATTCCAAAAGGCAAATGATTTCCAGACATCAGTGAGAGGTTTGAAAATCCGCGGCGTATTCCCAACGCAAGAAGAAGCCGAAATGAAATGCAAAAAGATCAGAGAGCTTGACCCTAATCACGACATCTTGGTCGGCCCTGTCGGTATCTGGCTTCCATGGGATCCAGATGCATACAAGACTGGTCGTGTTGAGTTTATGGAAGACGAATTAAACCAACTTCATAGCGAGAAAATCAAAAATGAGGAAAAAGCAAAAGAAGAGTTTGAACGCAGAGTCAAAGAGACAAAGAAAAAGGCAATTGAGGAGAACATCAAATTGGCACAAAAAAGCGGAAACAAACTAACACAGACTATCGATGAGCAGGGTAATTTGATTGGTGTGAAGGAAACCGTCGATTTTGAAGGCAGAGAAGCCGCTACCGAGGAAGAGACCAAGGCATACAATGAAAAGGTTTTGGAATACAATCAACAAAAATCTGATAGTTCTGATGGAATTGTTATCACTGAAGAGTAAATGTTTTATTTTCGACCACCTTTGAAACTTTCATAAAATTCAGCGTCATCATTATTTGTCTTAGAACGACTTATAGGACCGCTCATTTTTTTTGAAGCAATTTTCTTTTTCTTTTTATTATTCAATAAATCTTGGTTTAAATCTTTGATTTTTTTAATATTTGCAATAATCTCTTTTTGATTGCATTTTGTAGATGTCTTTGGTAGAGAACCTTTATATTCTGGATGTTCTCCTTTAAAATCTTTAACGATTTCATTATATTCTTGTGTTTTTAGCTTACAAACAGCCTTTTCATTCTGTAAAAGTTCCAATATTATAGCCAATGATTTATTTTCAATTAAAAATTTATCCAATGTATCTGGCTGTTTCTTATTCATTTTTGGGATTTCATCTGGGATAATTTCATCTAATATAGATGCAATTTTCTTTCTTAAATCAGTATTTGATTTTGTCTCCTTTTCTAAATCTTCTTTTTTTTCACTAAGGATTTCAGTCTTAGATTTGATTTTCTTTGATATTTGTTCTGGAGTATCACTTGCAGATATTTTTAATGGCATCATGTTAAATTCTTTTCCTTGTTTATCGAGATTTTTTATCAAAGATTGTCTATATTTATTTACGGTTGGACTGGAAGGACTCATTTCCTTTTCTTGAAATATATCACCGTGTTCGAATAATTTTTCTTTTCCTCTTATTTTTTTTGTTCCAGATCTTCTTGAACTTGCGATTAATGCCTTTGTATGAGGTTGCACTCTAGGAGAAGCCTTTTTAGTAGCATTTGTATGTCTACTAATCATTGGATTTACTTCATGTGCGACTGCTCCATATTCTTTTTCTGATTCTTGTGAATCCTTATCAGATATAGATGATACTTTTGGAGATGAATGAGTAGACGATTTTGAAGAAGACGATTTTGAAGAAGACGATTTTGAAGAATTCTTTGATGAAGGATTCACGGGATATCTTTTACGCGAGCTTGAAAATAGACTTGATGTTTTATACATCATTTTTTTAACGGTTTTACCAGTGTTGTTAAACGCTTTTTTTAAAAAATCCATTATATATTATTAACACATAATAATATACAATTTGATAAAGGTGTTTGTTTGTCATATATATATTTATCTTTTACACATTTATTTGACTTTTTTTATGAATGTTAAAGACATGTCAGAATTTCTTACATGTCTTTTATTTATTGATTATAGATAAATGTCAATACTAACGACATGTCTTTTATTTTATTGATTGTAGACATATTGATACTAAATACATATCTTTATCTACCATTTTCCTTTTTTCACCGTTATTTGCTGTCCCGCGCTCTTCTTTTTCGATTTACTTGGGTCATAAGCATCGTCTTCATCATCTGAACCCATTCCTTTAGATATTTCCCAGAACTCTTTCGATCCCAACTTGAAATCCGGTCGGCCTTCGGCTTTATACCAAAAAATCTGGTCATTCAGCTTATTCGATTTCGCATTATTATTTATTACTAAACATTCATAGTTCTCTGTCGTTTGGTCCATGACCGAATTGAAAGATTCCAATGTAGGAAACATGGACGCATAGTTTTCCCAGATTCTTTTTCGATTTGTCATATATGGCTCACGTAATATGAAGACATAATCTATATTTGTTCTCAAATTAGGTGGTATTCCGAGCGGATACTGCATTGTTATGATCAACATTACCTTCCAGTGTCTCCCGTTCATAAAGAGAAGTCTCATAAGCTTATCTCGAGTCCAAGATTGGTCATATAAACAATCGTCTAAAATAACAAAGGCGCGAGGGTCGATTGTGGTTCTCTTATACTGTTCCAATTCTTTGTTTACTTGTTTTAAAACCACCTTTTGACGACGCAATATATTCTCTATCAATACCGAATTATATTCCTCATGAATAAAGAGTTTAGGCACATGTGATGCATAAAAACCATTACCGGCCTCAGTCCCCGAAATGACTGTTCCAATAGGTATGTCTTGGTGATGATATAATAAATCTCTTACTAAATAAGACTTACCTGTATCACGACGTCCAATCATCACAATAACTGGCCCCTTATTTTCATCGGCTTTAAATGTAATTGCCCGCATATCGAATTTCTTTAATTCTAAAGTCATTTGAGTATGAATATATATATTTCATGTGTATATTTACAATTGTTCTCCTACGCAGACAATTGAATTATAAAGAGTTAGGGTTCAAAATGCTTGAATATAATATTCTTTTGAAATATACAATGATGTCTAAATTCGATATCCATTACCGCAAAATCAAAAAGATTGTTCTCGAGGATTTAGAGAATATGCATCAATCATCTCTTTCTTCACCTGATTCTGAAAAATACCATCCATTCCATATTACGAATCTCCAATGTTATAACCCCATTTACAACCTATTTTTTGAAATGAATCATACAAACTACGACTCCATCGCATTAAATCATAAATATCATATATGTGATTTACATCATGTTTTGTCTACTAATGGAAACGAGCAAAAAAAAGAACGCGAGATATTTATCAAATTTGCGCCGTTATTGGATCCGATTAGATACTTGATTGGAAAATACAAGGAGAAAAAAGAAGTGTTAACCGCACTACCATCATATAATGATAAATGTGATAACAAGCTTGCAAATTCGAACAATGCATCATATATTGATAATTTCTTCTGTTATCTATCGAGTCAACTGCTGAACCATCATGATTTCCCACATGCTATTGATTATTATGGTTCATTTGTAGGTATTCAATCGAAATACAAATTCAACGCTGCTGATGACATTGACTATTTGATACAATCCGAATATTTCACACAAAACAAGGGGAAAATATACGAAATTGAGGAGTCCGAAAGTCCATTTGCTAATTTTGGTTCTCGAAATAATAAGAATAAACTGCTTATTCACAACGAATCGGTTATTTCTATTATTTCTTTAGAAGAACTTGAGATTGAATCACTTGATGAACCTATATCTGATCTTGTTATATCTGATTCTGTTATATCTGATTCTGTTGATCCTATATCTGAATTGGATATTGAAAATGTATACGAGAAACCAGACGACCATTCTGAATCATCTGTAAATACATCCAATAACAGTGAATTGAATTATTCTGATGATAAAAGTGATGATAATGATGGAGAAGATACTGAATATGAGACATGTAGTGATTCTGAAGACGATAGCGAAAATTCATCAGATGAAGAAGAAGAAGAAGAAGAAGAAGAAGAAAGCGATGGTAGTGAAGAAGAAGGCGAAGAACCCAAAATAAATGTATTCATATATGATTTCCCGATGCAGATGATTTGCCTAGAAAAATGCAAAGGAACATTAGACGATTTACTCGTTCAAAAACTCCTTGAATTAGATTCGGCAGCAAGTGCATTATTCCAAATCATAATGACATTATTGATGTATCAAAAAGCATTTCATTTCACACATAACGACCTTCATACAAATAATATCATGTATATTGAAACCGATCAAACACATATCATATATAAATATTCGGGGGTCTATTACAAGGTGCCAACATATGGTAAAATATATAAAATCATTGATTATGGACGAGCCATTTATAAATTCGACGGCAAAACATTTTGCAGCGATAGTTTCGCACCGGGTGGAGACGCACATACACAATACAATTTCGAACCGTTTTTCAATGAGAAAAAACCGCGTCTAGACCCGAATTACAGTTTCGATTTATGCCGATTAGGATGTTCCATATATGATTTTATATTGGATATCGAGGACGAACAACGAAGTGGGTTTAAAGCTGACGAATTGCAGCGGACGATTATTCGATGGGTATCTGACGACAATGACCGAAATGTCTTATACATGAAAAATGGGGATGAACGATATGAGAATTTCAAACTCTATAAGATGATTGCTCGAACCGTCCACGCCCATACACCCGAAGCACAGTTGGCGGATCCGTTTTTTAATCAATTTAAAATTGATGAAAAATGTTTTGATGATGGTATCGTTGATTTGGATATTATACCTTGTTATTATTAGAATGTTTTTATTTGTGAGACTTCATTGAACGTCTGGCCTTTCTCGATTTTCTTTTTCCTCCTTTTCCTCCTTTTTTATTTAACTTGCGGCTTAATGGAGCTCTGCGAGAAGATTCTTCGATTTGCATTGGGCTATGTGTTTGAGTAAGCTTTTCGGCTTTAACAAGCTTTTCATGTTTGGGTTGTTTTTGTGAATGTATCATTTCCATTGAAATAATCTGCGGGTTGAAGATATTTTTTACGGATCTTCTTGCAACATCTAACAGTTTTGACCGTTTTTGTTTTTCAGTGGATGATTTGATGAACAGTGATGGCATTATATATTTGATTGATATTAGAATCCAGGAGTATCTGTGAATATTTGAGTTGCCTCCATGTTTAACGTTTTGTTTTCAGTGACGATATTGACAAAATCACTAAATGAACCTTTCATATAGAAAAATCCATATGCTGCGCCTAATGCCGAACCAAAAACGATTACCGCGTCTCTGACAATGAATTTTAAGGGTTTGAACTCTTTCTCTAAATATTTCATTTCGACCACCTTTATTAAAACGAATAGAATGGTTGTGAAAATAGCAAACAGGAAGAGGTTCTCCATATGATACTAAATGTTCGCATATTTTATTGTGAAAATATACGAATTATTGAAGAGAGGGTTTTTGGAAAGATCAATGCTTCAGGGGGTTTTATGAATTGTATCAATTCATTAGACCACCTGAATGTTTTATACATCAATTATAGACGCAAAAATAAACAAAAGGTAATTGCGGATTTCACGCAACGATATGCTTATCTTCCAGTAAAGGAGTATCACAATCGTTCATATTCTTTGGACTAAAACATTCTGGTCTTCTTTTTCCTGCTTGTTGTAATTGCAGTTTTTATTTGGGAAGAGTACTTACCATTTTTAAAAATCAACAATATTGGTTAACCATTTTTAAAAAATAATTAAAATAGGTAATAAGAGAAATATCACCAATTTTAAAAATCAACAATATTGGTTCACCATTTTTAAAAAATAATTAAAATAGGTAAATTAGAATCCA